GTCGAGCAGCGGCCCGGACACCTTCGCCTGATAGTCCGCGGCACAGCGCGGTGCCCGCGCACAGGCAAGGCCGGCATCACCGAGATGGCCGCAACGACACGGATTCATCGCCGCGATCAGCTGGACCCGACTAGCAATGTACGTACACAACTCGGTAACGATGAAATTGTAGGGATGCTTATGCCATCAGCGATCATATACGCCCACTTCTCCACCACCGAGCAAAGCAAGGGCTACTCTCTTGAACGTCAGCAGACGCTGGGGACTGCATTTGCGGTTGACCACGGCTGGTCGGTGGAAGCGACGATTACTGATGAAGGGCGTAGCGCCTTTCACGGCACAAACCGCCTTGAGGGTTCAGCACTTCATCAATTTGAGTTAGAGGCGCGAAACGGCTTGCACCGGGACAAGGTGTTGGTGGTTGAGAATATCGACCGACTAAGCCGCCAGGGTGCGAAGGCCGCCGCCCAGCTCATCTGGGGCCTAAATGAGCATGGCGTCGATGTAGCGACCTACCACGATGGCACAATCTACATGGCGTCCAGCAGCGGCGATCTGCTCGACGTGTTCAAGCTCATCATGGGCGCACAGCAAAGCCACCTAGAAAGCGCCAACAAGAGCAAGCGCACTCGTGATACGTGGACGAATCGCTTTAAAAAGATGTCGGAGGGCACGCAGAAAAAACCCGTCCCTCACACGCCACATTGGATCGACAAAGTCGAAGGGGGCATGAAGCTGAACCCCCGGCGCACCGCATTGCTCAATGAAATCTACGACCTGTATATCGATGGCGTGGGTATCCACCGCATCGTTACCCTACTTAACGACCGCGGGGAGCCCCGCTGGTCCCCGGAGAAAAGCGAGCGGGTTAAAAATGGATGGTTTTACAGCTACATCTACCGACTTCTGACCAAGCGCACCGTTCTCGGTGAGTATGTGACCATGGATGGCAAGACAGTCGCCCCGGATTTCTACCCACAGGCGATTACAGCCGAGAAATGGAACCGAGCACAGGCTGCACTGGGAATGCGAAAAGGCAATCAGAAGACCAGCAAGGCCAACTTCAATCGCAACCTCCTTCAAGGCATCGTAGTTTGCGAGCAATGCGGGGGCGGCGCTCATTTCCGTCACACCACCGATACTCCCCAGATCTACATCGACCGAATGGGCCTGCCCCGATCGTACGCTCGCAAGACGTACCGCCGCCTGCTTTGTGATCGGGCACGCCGAAAGCACGAATGCGACAACAAGACAGTGCTGAACTACGATGTCGTGGAAGCCACGGTCCTTAACGAAATGCTGCCCCGACTCGTTGAAAAGCGGTCTGAGACAGACCTTGTTATCAAGCTACGTGAACGGATCGCTGAGCAAATTCGGTTGCGTGAAGCCGATCAAGCCCGCCTCGCCAATCTAATCGACATACTCGCCGATGGCGGCTCCAAGGCGATCCTCGCCCGCGTCAACGTCCTTGAGGCACAGATCGAGCAGCAGACCGCATCCATTGAAAGCGCGACCAAAGAGCTTGCGATCGAGAGATCCAAGCCCAGCAGTGATGATGATGTGCTTGCCATCGAGAGCCTGCGGGCAGAGCTGACCAGCGAGGATGACGCAATACGGACCTATGCGCGCGGACGCGTCAACATGACCCTCCGCCGCCTGATCGGCCGTATTGCGATCACCAACGTGGACACGTTCAAGATCGAGCCCGACGAGCTTTCCTCGTGGCATTTTAATCACGAGGGCGGGATGCTTGAGGGGCAGTACATTCCATAACCCCCTGCCCGGCTCTCTCAGGGCCTCGGACACGGCAACGCCCCTGCATTGCTGCAGAGGCGTCTGGCTATCTCAGTGAGCGTCCGCGCGCGCTTACGGGCGCAGGCAGGTGATAGTCTCTCCCCCTACAGTCAGTACGAACTCGTCGGGTAGTCGGACGTAGTGAACACGCTCGCCGTAGAACTCGAACACACCTTCGTCTTGATCAAAGAAGCGGTGATCCGCGTCTAGAAACTTTTGAACCTCGTTGCAAAGCTGGTCTGTGTCTATCTGCGTGTAAAGCACCGTGCGTCTCCTTCCCCACGTATCTGTTTCCGGAGTGGAGTCAGAGCGAGCAAAGATTTGACATCTCGAGCATTCTTTGAAGCAGATGTTCTGGTTACAAACTGGTTGCCCATCAACATCATTGGCTATTGCTAGAAAAGCGGCACAAACACAGGAGGCCGCATGACTTGGATCGACTTAATCGAACCCCTGCAACTGCAACTGCTCATCAACAATCATCGGGAACAGGAACCCCTCAAGGGCACCAGAAATGAGCGAGACTTTCCGCCCGTCGTAAAGCTGTTCGTACCATGGGGCGCAGCGACGTGGTTGTTGAGTGAATGCGATCCCGGCGGGATAGCTTTCGGGCTATGCGATATGGGATTCGGTTCGCCGGAACTGGGCTCGCTCGACCTACAGGAACTGGCCGACATTGAGGGACCGGGTGGCTTGCATGTTGAGCAAGACCTTCACTGGTCAACCGAAAAGCCCCTGAGCTTGTGGGCCGTGGAAGCCCGACAGCATGGGCAGATCAAGGCCTAAAACAACGAAACCCCGGAGCATTCCACTCCGGGGTTTTCCGCGTCATATTTGTTTAGCGGCTAAACTATCAGGCATGAAAAACCCCGGCCTTTCGACCGGGGTTGGGTAGTTGTTACTTTGCGAGCGTAGCTGCCTTTTTGGCATCCCGCGTTGCCTTCGCGCTTGCCTTTCGCGAGGCGCTTGCTGCGCCATTTTTCTCAAGCTGCGGGTCGAACGTGCCTTTGCCGAGTTCCGCCTTATAATGCTCCAGCGCCCCTACGAACGCGTCCTTGGGAACGGAGACCTTCGTTTCGTTCGGCAATAGCGTGAGGGCCTTGCCGCCGTAGCGAAGCGTGAACGTCACCGTGTCGTCGTGCACCTCATACAGCCGCTGGCCGTTGGCCTTAGGGTACGCATACAGGGCAAGCTGCGTCTCGATCAGCGCCAGAACCTCGTCCCGTGCCGTGTTGCCACCGGTTGCAGCGACTTCACCTTTGGTTACTGGCTTGAGAAGCTTGAGGTCAAAACCCATTTTGTAAACTCCGATCAACGTCGAAGCCCTGTTGCTCCGACTCCAATCGTATGTTGCCGTCCCAATCAGAAATCAGCCTATCAATGCGGTTGACAAATGAGTCAGCACCGGAGTGATAGTAGGGCGTTACATCAGTGGGGAAAACAGTTGTCCGAAGAAAAGCCAAGGCAGCACGTCAAGCCCGATCCCCGCCCCACGGGCGATGATGCCTTTGCGCTGACCGATATGTATCCCAACGCAGCAGCATTGTTCGAGCATCAATCCGCCACGATAGCGGAGATATCCACCTCTTCGTTTGTAGCCCTCGATGCCAATGTCTTGCTGTGGCCATACGAGTTTAATTCTGCGTCATTAGCCGAGGTCGATCGCGTTTACGGATTACTCAGGAAGAAACGCCGTCTAGTGGTTCCCGGACAAGCGGCTCGTGAATTTTACAAACATAGAGCGCGTAAATTGGCGAGCTTGAGTGAGAATATTGACGGAACAATTGCCCGGGCCAATAAATCAATATTTCAAAACGCAATACCCATCCTGCAAGACGATCCCAATTACGAAGCGGCTCGTGAACTGGGAGCCACTATCGCTAAGTCTAGTCAAGAGCTCGTTAAAAAGCTTGAATGTGTAAAGGCCCGCTTGCAGAGTGACGTTGGATCCGATCCCATCTCTAGCATATACCGGAAACATTTCACGTCATCCGTAATTGAGATAGACTTCGCTCAAGACGACCGACATTCTATATTGCTCGATGCCGAGAGACGCACGCGATTAAGAATCGCACCGGGATTCAAAGACCAGTCTAAAGAAGATGGGGGCATTGGCGACCTCATAATCTGGAAAACTATTTTACAAGAAGCTGGTCGCCGCAAGGGTAATTGCCTGTTTGTAACTAACGAGGAAAAAAGCGATTGGTGGGTGAAATCCGGTGGTGCTTTTCAACCCCGACCCGAGCTACTTGACGAATATCGGCGCGCAAGCAATGGTGGATCGTTGCACCTTCTTCCGCTTTCGGAACTTTTGTCACTTTTCGCAGCTAAGCGGGAAATTGTTCAGGACGTCCAAGACCTCGAGGAAGCCTCGCGGCAGCGCGAGCAGGAAAAGCCAATCGATGTAGCCGCGTGGATACATCGGCGCGCTCCTCTCGAAAACTCAGAAATCCTACGATCCCTCCACGTAAGGCGTAATGAATATGCCGACCGGCTCGGTGCGATTGATCGACAACTAGACAATATGCGAACCGCAGAAATTTCTAATCGACCAACCGGCTACGACCAAGCATCATCGGTGACAAGGAACAGGCTACAAACAGAAAAGCGCATGCTTCTCAGAGAAATGGAAGCGTGCGCTACGGAGATTGCGACCGCGCAGTCGGACTTAGCGCAGTACGCAAGTAGCACGTCGCTAAATCCGATGATGCGACTCTGGATCAACGAACGCGCGAACGGAGACGATACCGCCTCATAGGCCGTCCCGCGATAAGTAGATGCGTGCCCCGGAGAACGCCTCGCTTTAATATCGCGCCAGCAGCGCAGCCCACGAAGGTAAGCCTCGTCGCCGGATATGGCGGGGCATGGCGCAAGCTACGCGATCGACGGATTAATGCAGAGCCCCTTTGCCGTCACTGCACGGAACGCGGCTTTGTTACGCCAGCCGTTGAGGTGGATCACATCAAGCCCAAGGCGCTCGGTGGTGAAGACACATGGGAAAACACGCAGAGCCTATGCAAGGCCTGTCACCAAGACAAAACCCGCGAGGACGTCAAGCGCATCCGGAGGGGATGGTGAGCCTATATCGCATCACCCTGCCCGGCCGCAGCTTCGTCACGCTTCACGTCAAATTTCCCAGCGGCTCGACCGCATCAAAGTGTTTAGCCGCTAAACATTTCCCGCTGCCTCCCAGGCCAATCCGAGAATGGCTCACCGAACGCCGACGGGAAGGTCATTTGGCCCATGCACAAACGGAATTACGGGTTTTGAATGCAGGTATCTTCAATAATGTGCCGCTGATACCCTCCCTGCCCCACGTCCAGAATGGCACAATCACTTACATATTCGGCTGCGGTCGCATCGCCACTTTGTTCAAACTGAGCTTTGGCTAATTACTCCGACTACCCACATCACCGGTTGTCTTTGGATAAAACAAACCTAAATGACGACCGCATTTGTGGAGTAAAAGATGTCTGACGAAACTATCCAGCTGGACGCTGTCGAGCTTGCAACTGAACTGACGATTGCATGGCTATCGAACCCAAATACGCGAACATCGTCGGATGATGTTCCAGCGTTTCTTGCGCAGATGCATTCCAGCGTTCAATCCCTGATGGACGGTGCCAACGAGGCAAACGCCCCTTCCGCTGACGCAGAGGAATACACCCCCGCGGTGTCGCCGCGTAAGTCGCTGGCTAGCCCCGACGTCATCATCAGCATGATCGATGGCAAGCCGTACAAAACACTCCGCCGACACCTCACGCGGCATGGAATGACGCCAGAGCAATATCGCGAGCGGTACAATCTGAAAGCAGATTATCCCATGGTTGCCGCGGCCTATTCGGAAGCGCGCCGTGCGATGGCCCACAAGATCGGCCTGGGCAGCAGGCCCAAGGGCGACGGTGCGGCATCCAAAGCTCCGGCCAAGTCGAAAAAGCCAAAGGCAGATACTGCCGAGTAATTGAAAGCTGGCCCCAATGGGGGCCAGCTTCATCTCGTGCCGAACGACCGCCGAACAACCGGTGCATGCCACACTTGATCATCCCGCAATAACGAGCGACGATGACGGCAAACGGCACGGAGACGATCGGCATGAAGTCTGGCAGCACAGCGATCACAGCGTACTGGAAGTGGGCACAAACTACGGTCTGGTTCCACAGACCGCTGTTTTACGTCCTGAACATCCTGTTTATCGCCATGGGGTTTGCTGCCATTGTGGAGATCCCCGTCGAGATACTTTTAATCATCACCAAAAAAGCCGGAACCACATTACCAAGCGGCAAACAAGTCTTGATACTCACCACACAGATGAAAATTGTGATGGGCATCAGCTTGATAACGGTTGCTGCGATCTCGGGCGGACTGGCAGGCTTCATGCGATCACTTTACCGAGGCGGCATTTACGACAACTGGTGGTCACTGCTAGGCTCGTTTGTGGCCTTTGCTACACTAGTCCTTTATATTGGACATGTGATCCGCCAGATCACGACCGCGCTAAGCAGCGTCACAGGCGATGTTTCGCTGGTCGTTGCCTTTTTGACCGCATGGCTGCTTCTCCTTGGTTACGCGGCCAAGGTGCCGTGGGACGAGCTTAGGGACCGATGCGCTGCCTACTGCGAGGCCAAATCAGAATTTAGGCTTTACTGGGACGAGCAGCAGCGCCGAAAGGCCGGCCCGACTCGGCAGCGCCGCAGACGCCTCAGCAAGCGCAGACGAACCTGATCTGATTTCTCCTGATACGTCAGAGGATCATGCACCGAACGTTGAGGTTGGACTTGGGACAAGGCGAAAGGGGCAGTCAAAATCTGAGAAACCGTCGTCCTGGGTAACAGCCACCCCCTCAGATTTACTCGCAGCTGAGATAAAATACCTTCGCGATTGCTCCTGTGCGCGCACCCCGCTACGCTCCCTGATGATACCATCTGGAGTTTTCAAATTGGTGCCTCCTTCCCAGCCGCAAAAACGCGTTATTCTCGACTACATGGACGGGGCACTCTTCGGTAACGACGCTGGTGAAGACGAAGCACCTGATATTCTCGATTCCTATTTCGTAGACCAGCCAGCATTCCAACCGTTCTTCTCGCGGAAAAATTCGTTCAGGATCGCGAAGGCAAGGAAAGGAATGGGGAAGTCTGCCCTGCTGTCCAAATTAGCCTTCGATCTTGAGAAGGATGCCGATCGGCCTCTCGTTGTAAAGATTACCGGTGCTAATCTTGTTGGAATTTTATCTCCCCCAAAGGGGGCCTCTTTTCTTGAATTACAAAACTACTGGCAGCGAGTAATATGTGCTCGAGTCAATTACGCTCTCGGCGGGAGTGTTGGCTTTGCCTTTACAGATCGCGACATGGCATTGGTCGAAAGTGCAGAGATCGCAGGATTCAAAAGCCGTAATCTCATAGGGTCGCTTCTGCACCGAATAAAATCGTCTAAGATTCCCGTGGAAGTAACACCCCGTGAGGCCGCAAATCACGAAGAACTGCTCAGGCGAGCGGCGGATGAGAACGCAGAACGCCGTGTTTGGCTCTTGGTCGACGACATCGACTCGACCTACATTGATACGCCTGAACAGCAAGCACTAGTATCGACGTTCTTTTCAGCGTGTCGGGCACTTGTAAGGGATGTGCACGATCTAAGTATACGTGTCACAGTACGAACCGATGTTTGGAGCAATTTGCGAAAAAACGAGGATTTAGATAAAGCCGAACAGTACATCACGGAGATATCTTGGTCAGCAGCCGATCTTAAGATAATTCTATCTAAAAAAGTATGGTCTTGGTTGTACCGAAGCGATTTTTATAGAGGCGTTGTCGAGAATATAAACTACCGCTCATCAGCGGACAGCTTGCTCGAATTCGCATTCGTTCGCCGGGTGCGATGGGGCGCGAGCATGGTCCCCCCGTTTAGGCCGGTTTACGTTTTATCCGCTGGACGGCCACGTTGGATGGCTCAGCTTTGCCGCCTTGCGGGCGTTCAAGCCTCACGTCAGCAGAAGGAGCTCATCGGTACGGGGGAAATCAATGGAGTGATGAAAACCTACAGTTCATACCGGTTGAGTGACATTTACAAAGAGCATGAACACCAATACGCAAATTTGCAGCGCTTGATTGAGACTTTTTCGAATAGTCCAGCTATATACACGACAGACGACCTTATGAGCCAATTGGCTGTTCGGTACGTGAACATCGTTGGCGCGGGGAATATTGCAGAGATCGATGGATTCCCTTACTCGTCGCCGTTACAGTTGGCACATTTTCTGTTCAAAATCGGCTTCATAGTGGGACGACGGGAACATAATGGCCAATTCGACAATGCAGACTTTGTTCGTTTTGAAGAGCGTCCTGAACTACTAACTGATGGCCGCAATGCCGATGATGGACTTTTGTGGGAAGTCCATCCGGCGTATCGGGACGCGTTGACCATTGGCAAGGAGCGCAAGGCAGCTCAAGGTGCGGAAACACGGATGCGCCGACCGCAGCAAGGCAAAGCGCCAGAAGGAACTCAGAAGAAGCGCGCGAGCCGCCCTCGCCCTCGCTAATTTCTCTGCCCGGAAGATAGAACAGAGCGACCGCTACTTTAGGCGTAGGATGACGTTGTTGACGAGGTCGTGGATTGCTTCGTCAGCTTGGAACTGAGTGATGTGGAGCGTGCTTGGATGTGCAGCAAGGTTTCTGCGCCCCAGTTTGTCCTTCAAAGTCTGTACCATCGTCTTATCGAGTATCCGCGTCTTGAAAAGCAGTTCGATCAGCTCTGATTCCTTCAGCCATTCGAAATGCTCCAGTTCCCGCACCTCAACGGCCTTCTTCGCATACTGAGTGCTGATAGCCTCGTTGAGTTTGTTGAGGCGATCGCCGTCCGCCATGACCCAACGAATTAGGTGATCGTAAGCGAGGTTCCAGACCATCACTATCGACGCACGATAAGCCTTCACCTTGTAGCAAGACAGGGCCTCAGAGAGAAATGCTCGCTCTGTCATGTCCGGAAGGCTCGCGGGCAAATCCGCGAGTGCCTTGGTTATCGTGATTGTGTTCGCGTTACCCCCATATCGCTTATCCAATTCACGGCGGACTACCCCAGAGAGACGGTAGCTGCCTTTCTCTTTGACGATCTGCGGAGGTTTCTTCGTGGCCATACGAGGCAGGTAAACGCTCATGTCGGGTGCAGCTGCACCAACTTCTTTAAAGCAGTTCCGTAGGTGAGCGCCGTCAAAGGAAGCTTTTTGCTGACGAGCTTCGGTAAACCAAGCCAGTATCAGTAACTGCTCGACGGCGGTTTTCTTGTAGAAGCCATTAATATGAGCAGTGAAATCACTTATTTCGCTCATTCACCGTTTGCCAGTTTTTTGAGGCGACCAAGACCTAGATGATTAATCAGGTACTCGCCGCGATTGCCGCTGGACATGAAGCGCTGGGACTTGAGATATCGTAGGGTACCACCGAAGTCCTCGATACTCGTGGACCAATTCAGCGTCCGGTAGCCCGTATAGATATGGGAGGTCGTAACCGCCGCCGTATCACGATGCTCCTTGAACCAAGCGGCAATCAGCAAATACTTTTCTGCGTCGCTGTCCACACCCGGATGGCGGTTAGCGAAGTCAGCTAGTGAAAGATCAGCTTCGAAATCGAATTCCAGAACCTCAGGGGTGACCGGCTTCCGTACGGACTTCGCCTTGGCCCTTTTAGGCTGCTCGGTGATAACCTCGTCAGCGTCCATCGCCTCCGCTATTTCGTCATCCGTTTCACCGGACGAGTCCGTGAGCGCGGATTGCGGAGCGTTCACGCTAGTAAGTCGCTGCTGAATTATTGTCGTAGACGGTTTGACCGCGCTTTGAATGGCCGAGAAGATTTGCGCGAGGTCGGCTTCGTTGCCCTCCGCCTCCAGCAGCATAAAGCGCACTTTCGTAACGCCGCCCTTTGACACCGGCTGTTTCGCCATATTGACCCCCTTGTTATGAAATGAACGTAAGGCGGCGAACTACCTCATGCAAGATAAGTACATCTGTAAGGGCAAGCGACGTTGCATTCATTGGGGCCGGTGGACACGATCCTCGTAACGCTTATCCTGCTCGCAACGGTGTCCCGTCCGCTACTGAGGTAGTTTGAAATGCACCCGCGCAGAGAGTGAACGCTCGGCAACTTAAGCCAAGGGATTATACGGGCTAAGGATAGGAACGACCAAGAGCCGGGTTTTCCCCGGCTCTTTTCACGACTGCTAAGTACCATGTGAAAAGAGGACCTAAACCTAAAAAAGCCCATGACGCTGGCCCGTCCAGCAAGCCCGTGATGCCGGATTATCTGACGGCAGGCGCGCAGGACGTGTGGTTTGAAGAGATCGAGTTTGTTGTCGCCAACGGCATCAACGCCAGCCACTCCACGATCTTTGCGACCTATTGCAGCATCGAGGCGCAATGCCGCTCCATTTTTGCATCGGGTGAAGTCCCCCGCGCTGCCTTCCTGAGCGAGAAGCGAAAGTTGGCGGAATTGCTGGGTATTGGCGGGCTTTCCGGCCGCACCACCAACGGCACCAACGCCAACCCTCTACAGGCAGCAGCCAATCCCTACGGCGCACTGCCGGACGCCTGACCGTGCAAAAGGGCAAAGGTCATTTTGCCGATGTAGCGGTGCGCTACGCGGAGCAGATTGTTGCCGGTGAGATCCCGGCTTGCTGGCAAATTCAAACGAGCTGCCGCTTCTTCCTCACAGATGTGGGGAGCGACACATGGACGCTCAACGCTGCCAAAGTCGAGCGCGTCTGCCGTTTCGCTGAGACATTCCCCTACTTGGAAGGCCCGTTGGCTGCGAAGAAGCTGACCCTTCGTTTGGAGCCTTGGCAGGTTTGGATTCTCGCGGCGCTTTTTGGCGTCGTGGACAGCGATGGGCATCGCAAGCACCGCGAAGCCTTCATCGAAATTCCACGTAAAAACGGCAAATCGACCTTTGCCGCCGTGATCGCCCTCTACATGCTGGTGGCCGATTACGAGGCGCGAGCGCAGGTTTATATCGGCGCATCGAACCGCAACCAGGCCAGTTACTGTTTTGAGCCGTGCCGCGACATGAGCCTCCGTGCCACGGGCTTCGTCAACCATTACGGCGTCGCCGTTACCAAGCAGAAGATCGAGACCCGCGACGGCTCGTTCTTGGAGCGCATGATCGGTGATCCGCCCGACGGATCGAACCCGCACCTCGCCATTCTCGATGAGGCGCACGAAAACCACAACTTCTCCAAGCAGCGCGAGACAATGCAGACCGGTATGGGTGCCCGTACTCAGCCGTTGCTCATCACTATCACGACAGCGGGCTTCAACGAGGCTGGCGATTGTCGCCTACTGCAAGCGCAGTGCGAGCAGGTTCTAGCCGGCGAACTGACGGATGCTCGTCGCTTCTCAGCCATCTATACCATCGACAAAAATGACGACTGGCGAGATTTCGAGGTCTGGAAAAAGGCCAACCCCAATGTGGGCGTCAGCTTCACGGAAGCCCGTCTAAAGGAATACCACCAGACGGCCTTGGACGTGCCGAGCCAAAAGCCCGGACTACTGACCAAGCACCTGAACGTATGGCAGTCGAGCAGCACCGCGTGGGTCAACATGCGGGATTGGGACGACCACAACACCGCCCTGCCCTTCGATCAGGTCATCGACCGAGGCTACCGGGCGCATATTGGATGCGACATCAGCCGCGTCTTGGACGTGACGGCGATTGGCCTGCTGGTCGAGGTGCCCACTGATGGAGAGCCGGAACGGCATTTCTATCCGTTCCTGTTCCTCCCTGAAATGGCCATCCAGCGCCAGCCCAAGAACGCCGGTTCGTATCGTGAATGGGCGGCAAGCGGCGACCTAACGCTGACCGAGGACGATGAAACGGACTTTGCCGCCGTGGAGGCAAAGCTGCGCGAGTTGTGCGGCCTATTCAACGTGCAGGGCATCGCGTTCGATCAGTGGCAGGCCGCGATGATGGCGCAGCGACTTGGCGAAAGCGGATTGCCGGTCCGTACCTACCCCCAAAACTTCCCTAATATGCACCCGCCGATGAGCCGTTTCGAGAAGCTGATCGCCCTTGGCCACCTCAAGCATGACGGCAACCGCATGATGCGTTGGATGACCGGCAATGTGGTCGCCAAACAGCATGGCGAGTTCATCAAACCCGTGAAGCCGGCGCGCCTTGATCACGCAAAGATCGACGGCTTCGTGGCGATGATGATGGCTCTCGGCCTTGCGGGAGTCGCGGTTGCCCCCACGCAAGTCTGGCTCGACATTCTGGACTAAATCAATCCTCTTCCCAGCCGCCGTCGATCAGACGTTCATAGCGATCAAATTCGTCGCTTAGCTCCTCATCTTCGTCGTCTTCTTCAATGTCGTTGTCCGGCAGCGAGCTGTGGTATTCTTCCTCCACCTGGCGATCATAATCCTCGTTGGCTGGTTGGACGTTGAACTCAGCCTCGATTTTTGCCTCTTGTTCTTCCGCAAGCCTATCCCGTTCGCTGAGCTCGTGCTCGCGTTGCGCCTCGCTCAGTGCGCCCTTCAATGGCGGGTCAATCTCAATCCGCGCCTGAGCGATCTGCGCGAGCATCTCGCCAGCTTTGCGGCCTCGCTTGGTGATAAAGTAGCTGGGATGTCGAACGAACAGAACTTTACAATCGACATACTGCAACTCACTGGCTACAGATACTATGGTGTTTCTTTGCAGTGAAACTTTACTCCCTGCAAACTCATCAAATGATTTGGCGACTTTACTTCCAAGTAGAATTATCAGGCGATCTTCCAGATCGTTCTCATGCGCAAATTCTTCTAAGGTTGCCCTTGCCTCAGCTGCGTCATAGTTTGCAAAACTACTGCCTTTTGGCGGAGCTTCGCGGTTCAGGTTGCGCATATCAAATAGCTTCTTGAGCTCGGGTATGCAGCCCTCGTCTCCAAGTATGACTTTCGCCAAGAATTTTGTGCTATCAGCACTCTCATGCCATGAACGCTCAGGATAACTACGACTTGGGCTCATACCTAGGATCATAGGACGCGGCATTCATCTGTCTCCAATCTTCGTGACACTTCCCAGATTAGCGACGTTTTGAACGCCGTCAAACGTCTCCCGCTTTTTTACTAAGTATGGGATGGGAGTTCTTACACAATTCTGGGGTCGACTGACTGGTAGTGAACCTACCATCACAAACAGCGCGGACCTCCTCAAGTCGTTTGGCGAGGGAGACTACGCCGGGCAGTCCGTCACCACCAAGTCCGCTATTCAGACAAGCGCGGTCCTTTGCTGCGCTCGGGTTATCGCGGAGGGCTTGGCGCAGGTTCCCTGCAAGGTCTATCGCGACGACGCCACGGGGTCACCGGTCGAGGCCAAGGACCATCCGCTTTTCTTTCTGCTGAATCGGAAGCCCAACGATTGGCAGACCAGCTTTGAGTTTCGTGAACAGATCGGCTTTCACCTCGCGCTGACCAACAACGCATTCATCTTCAAGAACCGCGTCAACGGGAAGATCGAAGAGCTTTACGCCTTTCTGCCAAGCACCGTCACTGTTGTGCAGGCCGACGACCTGACGCTGACGTACAAAGTCCAAGACATGAACGGTCGTTTGCGGACGCTCCCAGCCGAAGACGTTTGGCACATTCGCGGACCAAGCTGGGATGGCATTCAGGGCATTGATGCGATCGATCTGGCGGCAAAGACGATCGGTCTTTCGATGGCCACGGAGGAGTTCGGCAGCAAGTTCTTCGAGAACGGCGGTCGCCCCGGCGGGATTATCACCACAAAGCCCGGCACCACTCCCCTGAGCGCGGAGCAGCGCAACGAAATCAAGACGCTCTGGGCCGCGCAGCATCAGGGCAGCAAGAACGCCCACAAGACCGTGATGCTTCCATTCGATCTGGACTTCACGTCCGTTTCCACAAACGCAAACGAAGCGCAGTGGATCGAGAGCCGCGAGTTCATCATCAAGGAAATCTGCCGTTTCTTCCGCGTGCAGCCCATCATGGTCATGGCCAGCGATGCGACCAGCTACGCCAGCGTTGAACAGCTTTTCCTAAACCACCTGATGCACACGCTCATGCCTTGGTACGAGCGTTTTGAGCAGTCGGCGGAAGTCTCGCTCTTCACCAAAGCGGAATTGCTCGACGGGTACAGCGTCAAGCTGAACAGCAATGCTCCTGCGTGCCAACACGGCCGACCGCGCTTCCTACTACCAGACCATGCGTAGCATCGGCGCGATGACGGCCAACGAGGTCCGCGCCAAGGAAGACATGCCCCGGCACGCTGACGCGGAAGCCGACAAGCTGGCCCCCGCTGCAAACATCTTTGGCGGCGCCAACAAGACCCCCAACGAGCCCCAGGCGGGCACCTCCCAAGAACCAAACAATAACGAGGTAAGCAAGTGACCACCATTGAGCAAAAGGCGGTCGCCCGCCTCGAATGCAAGTTCGACAGCGTAGACGACACCGACGGCAAAATGACGTTCAGCGGCTACGGATCGGTTTTCGGTAACGTGGACAGCTACGGCGACGTGGTTGCGCCCGGTGCCTTTCGTGCTTCCCTTGCGGGGCACAAAGCCGCTGGAACCAGCCCCCTCATGCTGTTGAACCACGACGCGTGGGAACAGCTTCCAATTGGCATCTGGACCAGCTTGGAAGAGGATGCTTACGGCCTCAAGATCACCGGCCAGCTACTCGACACGGCTATGGGTCGTGACACCTACACGGCGTTGAAAAGCGGCGCGATCAGCGGCCTGTCGATCGGCTTTCGCGTAAAGGCTTTTGAGGTTCGTCAGACGCAAGACGATCCGCTTCGCACCATCACGGAAGCGGATTTGATCGAGGTCAGCGTCGTCACCCTCCCCGCCAACGTCAAAGCGCGCGTTCAGGCCGTCAAGTCGATGGGTCAGGAAATGAGCGTTCGCGATCTGGAAGCCCTGCTGCGTGATGTCGGCCTCAGCAAGAGCGAGAGCATTGCAGTCGCCAGCCAGTTCGAAAGCAAGAAGGAACTAGCCGAAAAGATGGCCGTGGAAATGGCAATCAAGAGCCTCATCGGGAAGATGAGAGCGGCATAATCGCCAACCGATAAGTAGAATTACAAACCAAGCACGGAGGGATTCTGGCGTCGAGGTTTACCCAAAATAACCGAGACAAAGGAGCCCCTAATGGCCGATCTCAACGAAGTAACCTCGCTGGCAACTGCCTTTGAGGAGTTTAAGAGCACAAACGACCAGCGCCTCGCCCAGATTGAGTCCAAGGGCAGCGCAGATTACGTCACGACCGATAAGCTGAACAAGCTAAACGAAGTTATCTCTGGTCTACAGTCCGCTGTTACCGATCTGGGCAAGAAGTCCAACCGCGTCGCAACCGGCGAAGGCTCGGCACAGGAAGACGAGTACAAGTCGGCATTCGACAAGTGGGCACGTAAGGGCGACCGTTACGAGGCAGAGCTTGAGAGCAAGGCGCTCGTCACCAACGACACCACTGGCGGCTTTCTCGTACCAAAGACCGTTGAGTCGGGCATCCGTGCAGACCTCCGCACCCTCAGCCCAATCCGTGCAGAGGCGAACGTCATTTCAACCTCGAATGACCGCTACACTTTCCTCCTTAACAAGCGCGGACTGACCGTTGGCTGGGTTGGTGAGACCGATCCTCGTCCCGAGACGGCAACCCCAACGCTGGTCGAAGTGACCCTGCCCGGTGGCGAAATCTACGCTAACCCAGCAGTTTCGCAGCGCGCCCTTGATGACAGCCAGTTCAATCTTGAAGCATGGCTCACCACTGAAATCGTCAACGAAATGGCCATCGAAGAGAACAAGGCGTTCGTTGCTGGCGACGGCGTCAACAAGCCAAAGGGCTTCCTCACCGAAACCGGCCTGACGACCATCAAGACCGGCGCAGCAGCGGCTATGCCCGCTGGCGCTGACTACGTGTTCAGCATGGTCTATGCCATGAGCGCAGCTTACCGCGCAGGCGCTAAGTTCTACTCGAACGGCGCAGTTTCGGCTTCGCTTCGCACGGTTAAGGACAACACCGGTCAGTACCTCTGGCAGCCTTCGCTGGTTCTGGGTCAGCCTGCTACACTGGCTGGATACGCTCACATTGAGCTTGAGGACATGGACGCTATCGCTGCTGGCAAGACGCCATTGGCATTCGCGAACATGAAGCAGGGCTACACGATCGCTGACCGTATCGGCGTTCGCACTCTGCGTGATCCTTACACGCACAAGCCATTCGTCCACTTCTACGCGACCAAGCGCGTATCGGGCATGGTAACGGACGCTAAGGCATTCGTCGTGCTGAAGGTTCAGGCGTAAGCTCAGAAAGTAGGAATGAGCGGGGGGCCTTAAAGCCCCCCGCTCATTTTCATTTAAATGGATCTCGGGCGATGCCCTTGTTGATTCCATTAGCACACTCGATCGCCGCCATGACCGCAGCGCGACTGCCATTCATTGCAAGCTTATCGACCACGACATCGCCGCGGGTTATATGTAAGAGGCTGGCTCCAGCGAAGTCTTTCATGAAGTCGGCGCCGTCGAAGTTCATGGTCAGCCATTGATAATCCTCCGTAACGAAGGACTTTGTGCTGATATCGCTCCACTGCCCCGATACGCCAAAGTCAATAGATACCTTAGGATCATCACCCTCCTTCAAGCTCGACCACCCTTTATTACCGATTCCCAGATTCGCGGTATCGGTACTCGGCGTGTAGGTTACCATTACAATTGTATTCCCATCACCTTCGTACATGGTGCTGAGTTGGCATGCTTGCGCTTCGGTGTCCCGGGTAATTTCCCAGTCACCTACCTTTCGCCAGTCCTTAAAGTTGCTCGCCTCGGCAACTTGCGGCAACAAAATACAGCATAGCGCGAACTTCCTAAACTTCATTAAACACCCCCAGAATCGCACACGTCAAACTCCCTGCGCGCTAAGTAATGGATGAGCTGCTTTGCCGTTATCTCCGCCCTACAAGTAAAGGAATGGTGTCGCATCGACAATGATGCCGACGACGCCACGATCGATTTGCTTATTCTCGCTGCACAGGATGCGGCTTCCTCATACACCGGCCTGCTTCTCGATCCGCTGACCTGCCCTCCCGGCATCAAGCAGGCAATCGCGGTGTTCGTCGCGGACCTTTACGCAAATCGCGAGGGTCAGACCGTTGGCGAGAAGACGTTTATGCGTCTTCTCAGTCCCTACCGCGTGACGTTCCTGTGATCGCAGCAGGCTCCTTGAACCGCCGTTTGACGCTCTACGCACCAGTCGTGCAGCGCAGCGACACCGGCACGGAAAAGACCGCTTGGCGTACGCAAGGCACTGTCTGGGCCGCGCAGGAAAACCTATCGCTCCGCGAGATCGAACGCACTTCCGGGCTCACTAGCGTTGCCGAAGCCAAATTCGTCATCCGGTACCGCCCCGGCATCACTGAACAGTTTGAGGTCGTCTGCGAAAAGCGCCGGTACAGCGTCATTGCAGTGGAGCAGATCGGACTTCGCGAGGGCTTGAGGCTCTTGGTGAAAGCCGTCTGATGGCAAACCGTCAGAACTTCTCGATGGACGGCTTCAAGGAGTTGGAAGCCGCGCTCAAAAAGCTGGGGCCAGAGGTTGCGACCAAGGCCGGAGCCGAGGGAACGCGAAAAGCAATTAACGTCATGCGTGATGCCGTCAAAAAAGCTGCTCCGCGTGGCGATCAGCCGACCAAACGCACATGGCTAAACAACGATGGCTCGCAAGGCACGGCCGATTACGGCCGACTGCACGAGAACATCAAAAGCCGGAAGCAGCGCAGCAAGAAGTCGCACACCATCCGTTACGTGGTGACGACCGGAAGCGCATTCTGGGGTCGTTTCTCCGAATTTGGCACCGAACATGAACCTGCGCGCCCGTGGTTCAAGCCAGCCGTCGATCAAGTGGCCGGAAAGCTGGTGGATGCACTCAGAACTGAACTTGGAAAGGCCATCGACAAAGCGGCCAGAAAGAGCCGCCGATGATCGAAGCTACCCTTACCCGTCTGCTCTCGTTGGCATGTCCGCGAACCTATCCCGTCGTGGCACCGCAGACCGCCAAAGCCCCATTCATCGTTTACACGCGCGTCAGCACTCCCCGGCTGCGAGACTTTGACGGATCGACCGGAATGGCAATGCCCACGTTCCGTGTTGATGCTTACGCGGATGATTTCGACACGGCCCGCGCACTCGCAAGCAGCATCCGCGTGAAAGTCGATGGGTACCGCGACAAGGACGTGCAGGAAATTGCGCTGATCGGCGAGCAGGACATGAGCGACCTCGTGAGCACGCCGGGACGCACCCGTATCATGATGGAGTTCAAGATCGCGCACTCGGAAGGAGTGCCTGAATAAGTAATGGCGAGGCCCGCTTGTTGGGCTGAGTCCAATAAGAAGGAGCCAAAAATGGCCGCAAACACAATCAACTCAGCGGGCACTAAGCTCGAGATCAACCTGTCCGGTGCCGTATATACTCAGGTAAAGGGCTTTACCAGTTTCTCTGGTCTTGGCGGTGGTTCCGCTGCTGTCATCGACACCACGGATTTTGATAGCGCGGCCAAGGAAAAGGCCATGGGCCTTCCCGACGAGGGCCAGGTTTCGATCGGCATGTTTTACCTGCCCACTGACGCTGGTCAGATTGGCATGCGTAGTGTCCGTAACACCCGCGCAGCTACCAAGTTTCGTATCACTCTCGCAAACGGCCTGAAGTTCGACTTCACCGCATACGTTCTCACGTTTGAGCGTGGCGCAGAGCAGGACGATCAGATCAAGGTTTCCAGCAATCTGGAAATCACCGGCGCAATCACCGAAACGGCTGCTGCCTAATGGTCACGCTGCTCAGTCGTTCTGCCTTGCTGTCGGCTAAGCTGCCGCACCGCGACGTCGCCGTTCCAGAAATGGGCGATGGCGTCGCGGTTCGCGTTCAGCAGATGAGCGTGAATACCCGCGCGTCCTATCTGGAGCGCATTCGTCAAAATCAGCAAGCGCATCTCGATTATGAAGACGACCAGTATCTTCCGGTTGAGGATCAAAAGGGCGTCCCCAAGCCCGCCGACCTCGATATCGGCATCCTCGCAATCATTCACAGCCTCGTGGACGAAGACGGCAAAACGCTGTTCGTTGAAGCGGATATGCCGCTATTCAGCACGTGGTCGCAGAACGCCGTAACGCGGATTTACGAAGCCGTCATCGAGATCAACAATTACGATAAGTCGATGGGCAAGCTCGTGGAGTCCGAAAAAAAAGACTGAGAACTGATCCCCTTCGCCGTTTCCAATTCCGTTTGGCGATGGGTCTGGGAAAAACCCTCTCGGAAATCGAGCATGTTGGCCCCGATGAAATGGCCGGCTGGATGGCCTTCTGGCAATTGGAACCGTGGGGCTGTCCAGCCGAAGATCATCGCGCAGAACTCGGCCTAAACCTCCTCTACGCCATCAACAGCAAGGCAAACGCCAAAATCCCGCTCTTTATCGACCGCGACCCCGAGGGGCGCGTCAAGTTCGATCCAACACCCGAACAGTTGGATGACAGCATCATGGACTTCTTCCTTGGCAAAACGATCAAGCTGGAACCCGACGATAATGCGCATCCACCCACGTTATGATTGAATAGCGGCGCGTTGTTGGCCATTCAGTTACCTGCCACGCTACGGTGACCGACTGGATTTTAGCGCCATGATATATGCAATCGCCATTATGCTGACGGCATTCGAAGTGGCGAACAAGCCAGCTCCTGAACCTGCCGAAGTCACAGTCCAAAAGTTTGTCGCAGCTATCAAGTCTAAAGACAGTGTGACCTTCGCTAAAATGGCGCCTGAGTTAGTCCTAATGGTTACACCGGACTTTGGCATTCCTAGCCCTTTTTCGGACGTGTCACGGACGTTCGGAGTTTGCGAGTTCAACGGCATTCAACCTGGTGTACCAATAGAGCGATTACCTGGGGCTGTTTCCGTTCGAGCTAAGCTAGACTGCCCGGACTCCTCCCCACTCAAGGGCAGTCACGATTTCGTGTTCCTTACAAGTGATGGTAAAGTCGCGGGAATGTACCCGCTGGCAGTATGGACCTCGTCTTGGACGCCGCAGAAATAGACTATACCGTGTGCCGATGCATGTTGTTTGGCAGCATCCAATCTGAAGCCAACGCCTCGCGCTAAGTAATCGACACTTAGAGCGCGGGAGTACCAATGGCTCAACAGATCGCATCACTTTACGCCAGTATGAGCCTGAACAGCGCCGCTTTTATCAGCGGCCTTGAGCGCGCAACCAAGGCAACCAACCGAGCCAGCAGCGCAATCGAAACGGGCATGAACCGCGCCTCTTTGGCGATCAAGGGTTTCGCTGCTGCCTTTGTGGCCGACAAGGCCATCGACGGAGCCCAGAAATACCTAGCAATGGCAGACGCTTCCAAGAAGATGGAAGCGCAAATGAAGCTGGCTACCGCGCAGTTTGGTAATCAAGGCACTGCAATGCGCGATGTGAATAAGATCGCGGCAGAGACCCGTAGCAGCGTCAGCGGTATCAGCGATCTATATGCCAAGTTCATGCCCACGACGAAGGAACTGGGCAAAAGCCAGCTTGATAACGCGCGTGCGGTCGAGACATTCAGCAAGGCCATGAAGGTCAGCGGCGCGGATACCGCTTCGCAGATGTCCGCCACGTTGCAAATGGGTCAGGCGCTATCGGGCACCAACGTACAGTGGGAAGAGCTTGGCGCGATCATGGACGCCAGCCCGCGTCTCACTCGCTTGTTCACGGAAAGCCTCGGCGTCACGCGCGGCGAACTGAAAAAGATGGCCGAAGACGGCAGGCTGACCAGTCAGATGCTCTACGACGCACTGACGAACAAGAAGATGACCACGCAGATTGATGCGGAATTCAAGGAACTGCCGAAGACTTGGGAAGAGAGCAAGACGCTGATCGAGAACGGCCTAACGGCCCTCGTTGGCGCTTTCGACCGTGGCGCTGGCATCAGCGACGGACTGGTCGATGCGATGGGCGAAGGCTCCGATGCAATGGACATCCTCGCGCGTGAGGCAGAAAACGCCGGCATCGAAATCCGCGCGCAGTTCGCTGGGCTCCATGATGCCTTCAACCCAATGGGCGACGGTGCCGCAACGGTGTTCGACCTGATCCGCAAGGATGCGGATTACACACGGGAAACGCTCGGCAACCTGCTCCGTCTCATCGACAAGGTGCATAACGCCTACGCCGCAATGGATAATTGGGGCACGAAAATCGAGAACGGCACCAAGCGCGTTCTCAACCGGGCAATCGACCGCGCAGGTGGTGGGCAGCACTTCGAAGAAAAACCCCTGATTGCCGATTGGAACATGGGCGGCGATTATGACGCAGGCTACCAGAAGGCTCGTCGTGGGGCACTTCGCAACCGTCTGATCCGCGGCATCCGTATGAATGGCGGAAACAAGTACAAGACGTTTTCGGGCAAGGGCCAGACCGACGAGCAGCTTATCGCTACCAGTCGCGGCGTACAGGCCGATGTTGCTGCTGGTCGCACGGTTGTTCGTGGCACCGGACACAGCACGCTAAAGCCGCCCCCCGGCAAGCCCAATTCGAAACCGCGTGGCGGTTCGGGACGCAACCCAGCCGAAAAGGCCCAGCATGATGCTGAGCGTCAGGCTGAGAGAGATCGCAAGGATCTAGAGGCGTTCACCAGCGATAAGAACCGCAGCCAGCGCGAGGAACTGGACAGCGCAGCAGCGTTGGCGAGCACCGCGACGCAGCGATTTGAGTTCGAGCGTCAGTCGCTTGAGCAAGATCGCAAAAGCCGCATGGATCAAATCGACAAGGACGGCCCCAAGGGCAGCAAGCGATATACCGAGGCCCAGGTCGAAGAACTCAAGGCCATTGAGGAACGGATCACCGCCAACAAGCGGCAGGCAATCGGTTTTCAGGAAGCCGAGTTTAACCAGCAGGAGGAGTTGAAGCTAAAAAGCGCCAGCATCGCGAACGCGGAAGAGATGCTGCAACTCGATGCGAACATGGCGCGCACCGCGAAGGATCGTCGTGACGCGGAAACCCGCCTTCTCGATCTTCGTATGCAGCAGGAAAAATTGGCCCTCGATGCCATTGTTGCCAGCCGCGACAGCACGGAAGCCGAAAAGGAAATTGCGCGTCGTCGTCTCGCCCTTCTGCCTCTTCTGCGTGATCGCGAGCAAAAGTCGGTTGACCGTCAGACGATGGGGCCAATGGCAAATTACCTCGATGCCATTCCCCGCACGGCCAATGAGATCAACGAGAACCTGGAGAACGTTCAGGTGCAAGGGCTGGAAAGCCTACAGAGCGGACTCATGGATGCCATCAAGGGCGTTGGCTCGCTCAGCGATGCGTTCGGAAACCTGGCCGACGCGGTAATCGACGGGCTGCTGAAAATCGCATTGCAGCAGATGCTTATCAAGCCGCTTGGTGACCTCCTGTTTGGCGGTGGAGGCGGTGGCGGCGGCGGTGGCCTGTTTGGTTCGCTGGTCGCTGGCATTACCGGCGCGGTTGGCGGCGGTAAGGGCGTCACCGGCAAAGCAAACGGCGGCATAGGCAATCGCGGTCGTTATCTCGTCGGTGAGCATGGCCCTGAACAGATCGACGTTGGCGGCCCCTTCCACGTCACACCCAATCACAAGCTCGACAACGTGCGCGGCGGCAATTCGCCTTCCATGAACGTGACGTTTGGGGCGATCACCAGCAATGATCCGGCAGCAGTAAAAGCAATGGCAACTCAGGCGATTGCGGAAATGATGCCCATGATCAATCAGAACGCGGCGAACCACACGCTGAGCAAGCTGCAACGTCCGAGGATGTGACAGTCACCCCGCGCCGTCTCCAGTAGCTATAAACGATGCCTCCAGGGTATTTGCGTAGGTAGTCGTCGAGCTTGATTGAGCGCCAAGAGAGAAAAGAAGAATGCTCAGGCCGATCCCCCCTCCCTGCACCTCCTTTATCGCGAAGCCCCATTTTACAACGTTGTCCTGCGGATCGCCTTCCTGACCGAAGTTAAAACATGGCGCAGTGTCGGACGCCGCTATCATGTCCCTACGAAGTCCGTTTAAAGCGTCTCGGATCGGGGTTCCGGTGAACTCACTCGGGGCAGGTGGGGCCGCCTTCAGTTCCTGGTACTTATATTTTTCAGTGTCACCGGAGAAAACTGCACCCGCATCCGCCGTCAAAGGGAAAACGGTAAGCGATGTCGTCACAGTATTGGTAAGGGTTTTAGAAAGCGAGCCGCTCGCATCCAGCGTAATCAACCCTATGGGCACCTTTAATCCACCACTTGCCCCAGTCTCACGATCAAAGGTTGCCGTGACGGTCATCTTTACCTTTTGGATCGTAAAATTTACATCGCCCGCACATGGCTTTTCACTTGATTTGACGGCTGTGTCTCTTTGATGCTCGAACACGTAAGATCCAACGTCGTGCTTCAACTGTCTCATTAGGCTTTCTAAAGATACAGTGGGAAGCGCCGAGCCTCTAGGCCCGCTAACACATCCCGGCAGCAGTAAAGTTGCACCCGAAGAGCTTATAAACGCGCGGCGTCCAATTAGCATAAGCCCTCTCCTGACATTCGATCCTTATCAATTACAAACATAGTATCGGAGTCAAGCTGATTCCGACGGAACTGCTAAGTAGTGGATGCCCACGTATCCACTACCTTTCCCCGCGAAAACGCCCGCACGCGAAAAGCTGCAACTCAACAATCGCCAAGCGGCGATGGAGAGCCCTCACACCCTCGCCATTCAGGTCGTCAACACGGCTTCGCAATGGAACTTGGATTTTACTTGGCCGCGAATGAGCCTCACTCGCGCGCAGGTTTTGCAAGGCTGGCTCAACAGCTTGCAGGGTCAGGTCGGTACGTTCCGGTACTATCCGCGCTCCGCTACTAGGAGCGCCACGACGGGCATTTCGCTCGCGTTGGCCGCTTACAGCTACTCCACAAACGTCAGGCTATCAGGGTGGGCTCCCAACGCAGCCACAGGCGTATCCGTGGGGCAGTTCTTCCAGCTTGGCGACCAGCTTCTGCAAGTGACGGCGGTTGCCGCTACAGCGGATGCCAACGGGCAAGCCCTCGTGGAGTTTCAGCCCATGTTGCGCGCCAATTACACGGCAGGCGCAGCGATCAATTTGGCAACGCCCAGCGGCGTGTTCCGGCTCGTAACAGCGGAAACTCCATCTTTTGACCTCGATATCGACGGGCTTCCAACGTTCCCGTCCGTCATTGCCAAGGAGGCAATCTAATGCGTTTTGGCACAGACACAGCACTTGTCGCATCTCTCGAAGCTGCGGGCATCACTACAGCGATTATGGCATCGTTGGAATTCAAAAGCGAAACGGTCAACGTCTGGACTGGCGCACACCAGCTTGAGGTTCAGGGCAGCGCCGACAGTCTCTTGAATGGCAAGAAATTCGAACCGCTGGTTCACGGCGTTGTCCTCAACATCGGTGACAATAGCTTTTCGATGAGCGGATCGGACCCGCTGGAAATCACGCTGGCGATCCCCAGCGCACCAAGTCAGGCGATCAGCGCAGCTTCGGTTTACGCGGATGAATACCAAAGCCGCAATGCTACGTTGTGGCGCGCAATTATGATCGCATCACCGGTTCCCGGCGCTCCGGCTACTTGGGCATTCCGTCGTGTTCGTAGCGGCGCAATGGATACCGTGAAGATCAGCAATGACGGCCTGTCGCACACCTTCACGTTGGCCATCGAGGGACATGCCTCGCTTATCAGCAGCGCGACCGGTTCCAGCTATCTCGACCAAAAGCGTTTTGATCCGGCAGATGCCTCGCAGGATTACACCGTAAGTTGCGCTAATGGTGATCCGGCTCCTTCGAAGATACCCACAACGGCTTGGGAACGCGTAGCTGCCGGTATCTCCAATAACGAATTCACCCAGTGGGGGATTAGGGCCTGAGGCAATTCCCACCTGACCGTTCGTGTTTTATGGTGCGGCGAACGCCGATGCAGAGGGGGACAGAATGCTTCAACGGCTGACTACGTACAAACGGTCGGGTGTAAAGCACGTGATTGCTTCGATAGCGGTGCTCGGGTTCATAGCGTGCAACGGCTCGGCCAGGGCGCAGCGAAAATCGACTTCTGTGAAGTGCTCATTATTATATGAAGCTGCACCTGATTTAACCGAATTGATCGAGAGGGAAGGCTTTGCTTTCACAGGTTACGATGCGCTCTGTCGTAGATTGGAAAGTGAAGGCCTTGCGATCAACATTGAATCTAGTTCCGGTGTCCTAAAGGGCAGAGCCTATGGCTGGACCGCGCTGTCGCTTGTTCGAACGAAAACCAGAGTGTACGGCTCGCGCACATCTAGAGCCACGTCGCTGAGCGACGTTGCAGATACGCCCGAAGCAAAAAAGATGGCTCTGAAATCGGTGAATATCGCGCTCGACACAATAGCGCGCAATTCTAGCTTATTCGTTACATCTGTTGCCAGCGAAGAAGCCAGTCTTCGTCGTACTCTTCTAGCGAACTAGCGCCACCCTCGTGCCGCCTGCACGGATGCTAAGTAATGGATGGAAACATCCAAACTTGTCCGCGCTCCCGATTGGGAAGAGCGTCTCGCCGTACTACTTGATCGCAAATCTGAGGAGCCTTTCAAATGGGGCTCCAACGATTGTGCGCTCTTTGCCTGCGATGCCATCAAGGCAATTACAAGCACTGACCCTGCCGAAGTATTTCGCGGCACGTACAGCGACCGTGCCGGATCTGCCGAGGCCCTCCGCACACATGGCGAGGGCACACTCCTCAAAACTGTTACCGCCTGGCTAGGCGCTCCCAAGCATCCCGTGTTCGCGCAGCGCGGCGATATTGTGATGAAGGATCGCACGACACTTGGTGTCTGTGTTGGCCTCCATTCGTGGTTCGTTGGCGAGGAACACGGCCAGCAGGGCCTTGTGGCAATTCCCACCGCTGACTGCACAAAGGCTTTCACTCTGCCCTTCGCGGCTTCCGAAGTGGAGGCGCGCTGATGTCGAAGATTGTCAAAACAGTCATCATCGTAGCGGTTGCCGTCGCCGTCGTCGTCTTCGCCCCGCAGATCGCAGGCGTGTTGGCCAGTGCTGCGAGCTCTCTCGGTGTGACGGTCGCCGCATCCGCTATCTCGTCGGCCCTGATCGGAATGGGCATCAGCATGGCCCTGACGGCCGCCGCGACGCTTTTCCGAAAAGCGCCCTCGATGTCGCAGTCCATGGCGGATCGCCTCAACACCAGCGTCGTCCCCACTGCATCGCGCAAAATCATCTTCGGCACCACCGCTGGCGGCGCTGACGTTCGGTTCTTTGAAGGCGACCTCGATCTGCCGTCCACCAAGAAGGACGGCTACGTTCAGGTCGTCGCCTTGGCGTCTCACCGGATCAACGCGCTCAAGCAGTTTTACGTTGAAAATGACCTCGTTTGGCAGAACGGCTCATTCGTATCCAAGCGCAACGGTTTCGCACCCAACAATCCATTCCGCGTCGTCACTGAGGGCAAGCCCGGTAACGGCTTCTCGGTTGGCTCTAGTCGCTACTGGAACAGCAGCAGCACCTTCACGGGATGCGCCTATTACGTTCCCTTCTGGAAGCTGGACGATGAAGTCTGGGAGAGCGGCATTCCGCAGCGCCTTACGGCGATTGTTGAGGGTTGCCCGCTTTATGATCCTCGCCGTGACAGCACGCGCGGTGGTTCAGGCGCGCACCGCGTCAACGAGCAGAACACCTACGCATTCCGCGACGGCTCGATTGAGATTGGCCGCAACCCCGCGCTGGCACTGCTCACCTATCTGCTAGGCTGGCGCATCAACGGCAAGGTCGTGTGGGGCATGGGCATTCCTGCCAACCGCATCGACTTCGACAATTTCCGCACCTACGCAAACCTCTGCGAAGAGCGCGTTGCAGTTCAAGGCGGTGGCACTGTTCAGCGTTACACCGCCGATGGTATCTTCTCGACCACGGACAGCCACGAGACGGTAATCAACGGCCTCACGGCTGCAATGGGCTCCTGCAAGCTAACCGATCGCGGCGGCACCTACTGCATCGTCGGTGGCTACGATGACACCGCAGGCCCCAAGATCGCCTTTGATGCTGACGACTTGGTCGCTCCCGCAAATGGCTCCAGCCCCTACATTTGGAACCCCGCTCCTGCATCGCGCGAGCGTTTCAACATCGTTCGCGGTCGTTTCGCCAACCCCGACGAACTGTACCAGCTTACCGATTGGGGCGACCCCATTGAGCGTGAACCTTTGGCCGACGGTATCCCCCGTACCATGTCAATCGACCTTGGCGCGGTCTCGAGAGCGGAAACCTGTCAGCGCATCGCCAAGCAGATGCTGCTCAGGGAATACCTCTGCCCCGGCATGTTCGCAGCGACCTTCGGCCCCAAGGCATTCGCTGTTGAAATTGGCTCGGTCATCACGCTCTCGCTGCCGGCAGAAGGCTGGAACAACAAACTGTTCCGCGTGATGGAGCAGGCCGAGAGCCACGACCTCTTTTTCCAGATGACGCTTCGCGAGGAGGATCCTGCGATCTACGCATGGGATCGCGAGGAAAAGCCCCTGCCCCCAACGATCCGTCCGCAAGGCTATGACCCTGCGACGACAATCATTCCGGCAAATCTAACACTGAGCAGCGCAAGCTACAGCGGTGCCAACGGCGTCAACGTCTCGGAGGTTCATGTCACGTGGACGCCCGAATTGAGCGGTCGCGTCAACGGTATCCAGATTCAAAGCCGTCCAGCAGGCACCGACGCATGGTCGGAGCAAGCCGCGCTCTTTGATCCGAAGGTTGGCATGTTCACGTTCACGTCCAACGCACCGGGCATCACCGTGGAGGTGCAAGCGCGCTTCCGCATGATGAGCGCCGTTTACTCGCCCTGGGTTAACGCCAGCGTTGCCACTGCCCCCGTTCTCATCAGCTACGACAGCGTTGACGGCACTCCGGGCAATCTCGCGGACATCAACCCCACTGAGGGTGACAAACTAGGTGGCATTCAAGACGGCGCAACCGTGGGTGCCCCTGTGGGCACGAGCGTTGGCAGCATCCCGGTTGCCGATCTGGTCAGCAAGATCGGTTCGCTTACCGCTGCGGGCTTCACCGATGACCAAGCGCCCCCAAGCCCAACGGGACTGGCACTATCGAGCGTTATCACTGACGCCGGAACCACGCTCAATATCGGCTGGAATGCGGTCAACGCGGCAGATTTGGCTGGATATGTGATCGCGCTGAGAGAAGCCGGTGGCAGCTTCATCGAATACACGACCACCGGTAATAGCTACAGCCGCACCGCTATCCCCCGCAACGTCGCGATCACGGCCAAGGTATTGGCTTTCGACAAAGCGGGCAATCGAAGCGCCTTCAGCGCCACGGTCAGCCACACAACCGCCAAGGACAATGTAGCACCAGCAGCGCCACTCAACCTGAGCGTCGAGCCCTCGTTCACGACCGGCTTTGTCAGCTTCACGGCCCCAGCGGACAGCGACGTATCGCGCGTTCAGATCAATCTGCTGAGGAATGGCGTCGCGGTACGGCACGTCAGTGTGAATGTCCGTCCGGGCATGAACGGCACGGCGACATTCTCCAACCTGAACCGCAGCACTGAATATGGCGTGCAGGCTCTCGCTATCGACACATCGGACAATTTGTCGCCAGCGACCAACACGGTTCTATTCACAACCTCGGGCGGCATCTCAATTGCTGACTTCACCCCCGGTCTTAGCGGTATCACTAGGGTCGCCACGCTGCCTTCACCAATAAGTTACACGGGAGCGACAACTGTTTTCAATCAGACGGATGGAAAGCTTTGGAATTATTCAGGGGGAGCCTGGGTCGCAGCAGTGGACGCCACTGTGGCGGATGACTCGATTACGGCAACTAAGATCACCAACGGTGCAATCTCAACTCCGAAGTTGGCTGCTCTGGCCGTCACCGTGGATAAACTTGCCGCAGGATCTGTCACCACCGATAAGCTTGTGGCGGGTGCCGTTCAAGCTGCTCAGATTGCGGCCGGCGCCATCACCGTTGATAAGCTGCTTGTTACGAGCATGAGTGAGCTGAATCCTGATCCGGGATTCAAGGACATTACCTACTGGCTGAATCGAGGTGTGCTCAACGCACCTATGGGCCTGGGTCCGGGTTCTGTAGCTGGTTGGTATTCCACGCACGACGCTGGCATGAACGCCATCATGGGTACCCGCAACTACGCGATGTTGTGGGGCGGTTACTTCAATAGTACGGGACGACAGCATCTTTATAGTCCGCGCTGCTACAACATGAAAGGCGGCGCGACATATCAGATTGGCTTCACAGCTCGCAACGCTAGCAACCAAGATTTCACCGTTATCACGCGGATGTATGACGTAAATGGTGCTTTCCTTGCGGACGCAGCATTAGCAGTTTCGATCAACCCCGTGAAGACGGCCTTCAACGTGCAGTTTTTGGCGCCTGCCAATGTTATCTCTTACGAGTTCATTGTTTTTAATGCCTCAGGTACCGCATATACAGGAGACATGGAGATCACTGATCTCCAACTACTAGAGGCCGTGGGCGGCACAGCGATTCGCAACGGTGCAATCACGACTGATAAGATCGTAGCCAATGCAATCACCGCCGATAAGATCCTGGGTGGCACCATCACGGGCGACAAGTTCAACACCGGCACGAGCCTTCCCGGCACGATCACGGTGGGCAACACGGGCGTGGCCATTGGTACAACCGCAGCCCAAGCGGCAAACGGCGGCACCATGAAATGGTACGACGCATCGAGCGGAAACCAGTACAATTTCTACGGCACGCGCATCCAACGCGATGCCCCAACGAACGGTTGGCACAGCAACGCCTACACGACTGAGGGCTTCCGCAATGCGGCCAAGATTTCTGCTCAGATGGACACACCAGACACCTTCATCGGACTGGCAACGGGACGTCCCTACAATAACGCCAACGACTATCAACAGATTAACTATTCCATCCATCGAAGCAGCAATGGCACCATCTATGCCTACGAGTATGGCGCAGCATATGTCCTGACGTCTGATGCGGGCAGCGGAATTGTTTACTCCGTGATCTACGACGGCAAGACCGTGACGTACGTTCGCGACAACGACAACGCGACCATGCGGACTGTCGCGGCACCGGCAGGGATGACCGTGTTTGGCGCGGTATCGCTGTATTCGCAGGGCTCGTCAGTCTCACGCGTTGCGATGACCGGGGGCATGGATAACTCCCTCAACGGCTCCGATCCCGCTGCTCGCATCAATGCCTACTCCACTACTATCGATCCGGGCCGGGTGCTCATTCAGGGCGGCACGACCCTTGATGCATGGCGTGACCAGACGGAGATTCGTGGCGGCGCGATCAAGACCAACTCAATTTCGGCTGAGAAGATCGCAATCAATGCACGCGGTATCTCGGTCGTTGGCTGTGATTTTGAGTACAATCCCGTCAACGGATACCTGTACTGGCGCGATGGCCACGTGCTCTACACCGACGATGCAGGCAACCCAGCGAGCCCGTACATTCCCGCTGGTAGCGTCGCGTGGGCGGGCGGCAGCTACAATTACATCATGTGGGACAAGGGCGCAGGCGGTTTCCGTCAGGTTGTAGATGGCTGGGAGCAAGCACAGGTCCGCAACTCCAACTCCATCATCATGTGCACCTGGCGGAATGGTCCCAGCTTTGTTGCCAACTATGGAGGCACGATCGTTCACGGCGACAGGATCACTACACGGACGATCAATGCGGATCGAATGAACGTCAACTCGCTTTCGGCGATCAGTGCCAACGTTGGCACCGTGACTGCTGGTTTGGTTCGTTCCTCAAACGGAAACGCCTACTTCGACCTCGATAACGCGCGGATCGTCTTCAACAACGGTTCGGTGATGAAGGTACAGGGCGTTGGCTTTGGTTCCGCCAATCAGTTCATCGAGTGGTTTGGCCCGGTCCAGAGTTCATTCACAAGCTGCACGGAAGCCAACGCCACATACTACCTCAAGACCAACGGCTCGGCATATTTCGGCGGTTCGTTGAGCGCAGGCGTATTGAAGAACTCGGTCCAGACCACCTCGCAGGCATACGACGCGAGCGTAACGACGGGCACCTTTGGATCCAACGGCAAGAGCCGGGTTATCACTGTTGGATATCAGGCTTCCTCCAGCACTAACATTACCGGTCAATGCCCGACGTCCTACACACCCTACGCAACGATCCGCTTGTATCGCGGCACAACGGCAAGTGGCACTTTGCTGGCCGAGCAGACCTTCAACGGTTCCCATAGCTGTAGTCCGGGCGCTGGCCAGTCTGAGCCGGGTAGCATGGTCGATGGAATTGGAGGCTCGATCACCTACACGGACAACACGGGCGGCTCGTCGTCCTCGTACTTTGTCCAGATTGTTGGCCGCAATATCATGACAACCAATCTCGCACAAAGTCTGGGTGTAACATCGGTCGAGCAGTAACGCGCTCAACCGCTAAGTATGTGACAATAACAAGAAGGGAAAACCCTCACATGGCAACGACCATTGATATCAACGAGGCAGCGGAAGTTGTAATGAACGCCGAAGCTGCCGCGCTCAAGGCCCTCAAGGGCTTGCTAGATAAGTTCGCAGACGACGTTACGGAAGTTGAAAAGACACTTCCAAGTTCGCTGACGATTGATGCCAGCCGCGTCATCAACGAGGTTCGCGGCAACCTGAATTATACTCGCAACACCAGTCTCCCGCAGGCACTGAGCCGTTACGAGCCAGCAGTCGTGCCGATCATGCCCGCCATGTATGCACCCGGCACTGGTCCTATGCCTCCGATGCCCGAGGTAACTGGTAATGGATAACCAGCAGGGCGAGTTTCTATGGCCCGACGACAAGCCCAAAGTGGCAGGCAAACCCAGCAAGGTTGAACTGGCAGCAGCCATCGCCAAGGCCATCGCCAATCTCGCGATTATCAGCGCGTCCATCCTCACACTGTTGAAAAGGCAGAAGTGAACACAAGTCGCGAGATTATCACGCAAATGGCGACCTCGCCCTACCCGCCCTCGTTTCAGGGATCGGGTTGGGCGTACGCCTTTGCGGTGTTCAGCCTTCTGATCATCAGCATGATCGGCGCTGGCACGGTCAGTTTGGCCTTTCGCAACCTCATTCGTCACCGACTGTGGACGCTTAACTGGTGGCAGCACGTTGCATTCATGCTTGCCGGCATTGGCGCAACCTGTCGATGTGCCGCTGATGTCGCGTACAAAATGGCATGGGGCGATACGAGCGTTCAAACGCTGGAACTGCTCATGTCGATCAAGAACGGCATCGACAGCGTTATCGCCATTCCGGTCATCGCATGGATGACGATCTACACCCTGAAAATCAGCACCATCGACAAGAGCCGTCACCGCATTGCGCGGTTCACGAGCGTCGTAGGAATCGTAGCGGTCATCAGCGCCATTTGCGCTTTCACCAAAGTCTAAGCGATGAGCCATCGCGCGCTCCGCAACCTCGCCCTGTTTCTAACAGTGGCGACTTCCACCAGCGCAGCCTATGGCGCCGAGGTCGCCGAAAAAGGCCCCACGGTTGGTGAGACGGGCATCCCGTGGACCGTTGTGGTTGCCGCGCTTGCCTGCGTTCTGGTCCGCGTGGTGATCTGGACGGAAAGCAAGAACAAGCTGCTCGTCTATAACATGGCGATCAGCGGCATCGCCGTCTTGGGATCGATCGTTTACACCCTTGAGTACGTTCACGGCCTCGCTGCCGCGTTTGGTATTGGGCTTTCGATGGGCGCTGGCGCAGTTGGCTTGATCGAGTTCGCGAAGAGCAAGCTTCTGACGGGTATCAAGGATGGCATCGCTGCTGCCGTCAAGGGATCGGACAAAGCCTAACGGCTTGCATCACAGGCCCCTCGGGCTTGATCCTCGATTTGTTGGCGCAGTAGCGTCAGCCTGCGGGACGGCCAAGTCGGACCTCCAAAGGAGATAAGCCAACATAGGCAACTTGGTGCAAGCCCTTCTTGACCTCTGCTACAACATCCTCCCACTGAACATGTATTATGAGAAACTTCTTAAAACATCTCACGGCTTCCGCATTGGGAAAGCTTGATTCGGGGATCGTGAGCGGCATTCGGTACTTGTCTTCGTCAATTGAATTAACACGCTCTTTCACAGCCACTGCATACCATGTGCCAAGAGCAAGCCATTCATCTAGCTTGCGGCGCCAGTGGGAATGTACGTTTTCCCATTGCTGCCATTTTTGCGTGTCATAGACCTCGCCACTGCAAAGCCGATCAGTAAGATCGGAAGCGTTCTGCGCGATCTCGCTTTCGAGCAGCGGCATCGTCGCAAGTACGCTAAGCGCATGAAAGGCTTCGTGGGCGCGCTGCCGGTGATCTTTGACCGTCTCCGTAAGCTTTTCAATATCCCGCCCATTGATAGCTCCATCCACCCGGACGTGCTCAAGCTTTTCGACAACCCCGAGGGCTTCGTTTGCCTTTCGCTCTATGACCTGGGACCCCATCCGAACCTCATCGAAGTCCTTCTGTAAACCTAGCTTGAGCTGATCAAGCTGCTCGCCTAATCGCGCTTCAAGCCCGAGCATACGCTGGTAGTCATCGATTATCGCGCGCTTGATCTTTTCTAACTCCGCGACTCTCGCGGATATAGCTGAGTCGTCGTATGACGCATTGGATGCTTGTGGGATTACGCTCCAAGCTTCATCAGGGAGCCGCCTGCGGACATACTCGAACAGCGCATATACAAAGCCACTCTGCGCCACGACGATCCATGCCCACCAAGGCAACCCGGCGCCGGTCATGCCCCAGAGCACCGGCAAGGTAGGTAGGTCGAATTGGTCGCAGCCGAACTGATAGGCAGCAGCCCCAGATGGAAGAGCGACGACCACTCGGCTTCTCCAAGGGCGAAGCACGTGCTTGATAGTGGAGAGCGCTTTTAGCATCCCTCTCTCCTACCACCAGCCATATACGTCACAAGGGAAGAAACCCGGAATACACGAAATCACCGGCTATCTGGCGCACGCGTCACCGATAACACGACAGGCACGTGCATAGCCGGGAATTGGGCGCGATATTCATGGTATCTGGGAGAAATGCGCTGGTGCGATAATCTGGGAGAATTAGGAGGACGAACGCTTGCGCGTTGTCCTACATCTGCGTGTTTGTTGCAGTTCGTAAACTCACTGCCAAACACTTGCTGTAATGCGTTCTCTTGAAGTGCTGATATTCGAACTGCGATGCGTGGTATGAATAAATTATTATGAGTCATTCCAGGTTGGGAGATACACACTTCCCCCCACTACATGAGTCATACAACAAACAACCAATTAATGGTCGAATGTTCAAAATCTCATGCAGTGAGGGGAAGCGGCGAGTAGTTTTTCCAGTACAGGGTTCTACACACTTCGGACCTGAAACTCTTTGAGCTGCGGGGTTAACGGTCGCACTTACGTTCAGGCTTCTGGATAAACGTGGAACACACGTTCAGTGCCAATAGCGGTCTCTCCTGTTGCCGTCCGAATGGCTTCAGGAGTTTTAGGATGTTGTCGGGTAACAGACAGAGCATCCTCCTATTTGACCCTACCAAAAGCCAGTCGGTTGTCCTGCTTTTGCAGTGCTGAATTCAATCAGCAAACCCTACTAGCCCCTGTCGGGTGGTGCATTTTTTATACTGGTGCCATGCGTGCCCTAAATGGGGTTTGCCGTTTCTTCCAGTGCGCCGCCTACCAGCTCAACCGCCCGTTTGAATCGGGTTGGGGTTTTGGGATCAATCCCGGATCGTAGGCCTTGTTTTTGCCGTGTGGCGAATGGGGGATTTTGGGGGCTAGTTATGGGGCCTAAGAGAATGGCCGAGCCCAAAAGAAAGGCCCGCTAGATGGGGTGGAAGTCATCTAGCGAGCCCGAACTGCTTGATGTTGAACAGTGGATACGCACGTGCCTGTGACAGCAGTTCCACCCACCGTTCACAATACTACTTATAAACTCTGGCAGGGGGTAAAAGCTATATATTTGTGAGCTTGCTGCCACACTGTAGGGAGTGATTAAGGGGGGTGCCGACCCTGCTTGAATCTGGGCCTGTTGCCTTGGTGTCATCCACGCGCCAACGAACGTGGATGACCCAACAGCTTAACGGTGCTCAGCGAGATTCGCGCTGCTCCTCCTCGACTTGTGAGAGCGCACCGTAGATGTGATCTACGACATATTGCGCCTCGCTATCGGACGCTTCGGTCATGCGAAAGTACTGAGTTGCCAGTTCTTGAATTTGGTCAACGATACTCATGCGGACTTCCCCTTCTTCGGCTTGGCAGGGACGGCGAAGAGGTCATCCACGGCCTTGAGGCGCTGGCTTCGACTGGCCTTGGTGGCTTGCTGATCGCCAGCGGCAATCTTGGCTTCACGGATTACCTGCTTCTTTGCAGCCTCGGCCTTCTTCTTCGCGGCCTGCGCCTTTTTGAACGCGACGGAACCGGCTTTCCGAACCTGCGCCTCGTGCGCTTCCGAGAACCGCATCAGCATGGACGAGAGCCGTGAGGCATTGGTCACCTGTTCTTCTGGCAACCGCTCATCAAGCAGGCCCATAAGAACGACGCGCTGCGCCTCGCCTACCGGGTTTTCCACCGGTACACTTTCGTTGAACTGTGGCGATAGAAGTGGGAAGACGCCGTCGACGGTCCAGTTCCAGCGGTCGTCCTGAGCCTCCAACGACTGCGGATCGTATTGCACGAACTTCCGTTTGTCGCTGTCTGGTACTCGTGCGTCGAAGCTCTCTTCCAGTCGCTCGCACTTTCGAGCAAGCGACTTTTCCTTGCGAAAGTTGGGATCATTGCCAGCCAGTGCGATCTTCGCATAACGAAGAACGCCCTGTGCTTCCTGCCAATAGTCCGCCGCTTCATCGGACAGCAAAGCGCCGCCGTTTTCCTTTGCGTCCTTGTTAGCCTCTCGGTACTCCTTCGCGAGTTCCGTCACTTCCTTGGCTGCATCATCACCAGCCACGCGGGTGATGAGCGCCATTGGATGCACATACTTGGGCTTGGCCTCTAGGGTCTTGAGCGCGCGTTCAATCGCCGCGCGTCGCACGTCACTAAGCATTGCTGCCTCCATACTGTGTGGAGCGGGGCGCGCTGCGCCCCGCTGAGGTGGTTACGCGGCTTGCTCGCCGTTGCCCTGCTGCGAGTCCTCGCCAGCCTGACGTGCTTTTGTCTGGGCGATGAGGGCGCGAACGCCGTCTCGGACACTGTCCACGGCTTTGTGGGAGACCGAGCTTTCGCGCACCGGGGCTGTGACGTAAGCCCTCGCCTTTTTCTTGGCATCGAGCCGCGCCCTGATGGCGGGAGCCGCCGCATCAGCCATCTTGTCGAGTGCCTTGATGGCATCGCGTTCCACGACGCCCAGCACCTCAACTGCGGTCGAGCCCTCGACCGCACGGACCAAGATGGTCATGTACTTTCCCGCCTTCTCAGGTCGCACGAAGTCCAGTTCGGCCATCGGTCCGGTCGTGTTCTCCAGGAACAGCTTCCGCGTGTTTTCGGTCACCGGAGCAGCCGCTTCCTTCTTGAGGTCGGCAAGGCGCTTCTTCCGCTCCTTGGCCATCGTGGCTGCACCCTTGGACGCCATGATCGTTTCAGCGATGGCCGCTGCGTCCGTGGTCTCGACGCCGCGAGCCATCAGCTCTTCCATCGTGTGATGGTAGATCTCCATGTTGCGGTCGGGCACCCACACGACGCGGGTCTCGCCCTCACCATCCTTGAACGTGACGGTCTTGTCGGGGTGACGCTCACCCCAATAGGTCTTAATCCAGGGGGTGAACTGGCTTGTGCCGTTCTCGGCTGGTGCGACACCATGCTCGTCCAAGATGGCCGCCTGCGTTTCGGCAGTGGCGTTGGCGATGATCTTGCGGATGGCGACGTATGCCTCGGCAACCATGAGGGCGAGAGCTGAACTACCACGCGCCTTATCCCAGGCACGCTGTTGCACGCCGACAAGCGTGCGAACCGCCTGGTCTTCAACCAGCGATTCGTCGATAAAAACGGAGTCCAACACGACGGGTATGGCGGCTTCCTTTTTGGTGGCTGCTTCTAGTACTGCGGCGGTCTCAATATTTGCTTCGATAGTCACGTTCTGGTCTCCTTAGAACCTTTATGCCGAACACGTCGTCCGGTGAGTTCTTTCTGAGGCAGCTTCCGGGAGGGGCAGATTTTAACTACATTTTTTAATTTTCAGGCGATCAGAGTTGCGATGTATGATGTGAGCCAGAAGCTAATACCCAGCAGCGAGGGCGGCCTTGGGTGGGACGTGCATGTTCGATGCGCTCCAGATAGCTATGATGCGCTGACGATCCTGCGGATGGTCAAGCTTGTGAACCGCCGAGGAATGGTGCGCTACTTTTACCCGCATGATGGCAAGTGGTATCGGTTCGTGAAACAGGTTGAGCGGATCGCTCGTATCGACGACCGATTGGAGTGGGTCGAGGAGCAGCTTGCCGACGATGATCTGTACGTCAGCTTCTCCGATCGCCTGGAGGCGCGAAAGTTTGTTGCTGATCTCAACAGCCTATCAACTTCGGTGATACCTGCGGCTTCGAAAGCTGACATTGCGGCAAAGGCGGCACGTTTCGCCCTTGCACAAGAGTACGCCCGCACCGATTATCCGCCCAATCTGACTTTCCGACGAAACGATGGGTGGGAGCGAAGCGGCAACGGCTGGCTTGTCATGGTCTCGCCGCAACTTCACGATCCGGCGAAAGTCGAGACATGGATGCGGAAGAACCTGGAAAGCCGATACTGGCCAGCGGTGTGGCAACCTGGCGGTGCGCCCCAGCTACTCAGAAAAAGCTACCGTTATTGGCACCTCAAAGCAGCGGATTGGCAGACGCTTTTCGACCGGTGCCGAGACACGGGCTGTCTGTTGATTGTCCATTTTCACATGAAAACGGACCTGGAGGCGTTTGACCGCACCTACGGACCAAGCAGCCTGCTTTAACGGGGAGAACCCCTCCACAAATCTGTGAAGGGGATCACGGCGTCGGTTGTCATGTTGCACTCCGCTTGGCGTAAAAGCGGTTTAGGATATTGCCATTAAAATAGGCCCGTGAGCCATCTGGCAGCAGCGCGGTCAGCACCTCGCGGCGAACCTGCTCTGCCACTTCCTCGTAGTTGGTTTCCTGGCGGGTGCGACACCACCGGATGATCCGGCGCTCAAACGCGTCCTCACCTTCCAAGGCGATCAACGTGGACAGTTCCTTGCAAGAGCCCCAATAGGCTTGCCACTTGGACGGCACGCGGACCTTGCCCCGCTTTAGCGTGGTGTATTTCCGGCCAATATACATCCGGCCGGATGCCTTGTGCGTGATCAGGTATATAAAACCATAGAAGGCTGAGGGTTGAACGCCCTCGTCATACTGCCAAGCACTCACGGCTTAACGAACAACGCAGCTTCACGAGCACGCCGAGCGGTCAGCCCCTTGTTGGGCTTGCCATCGACCTTGTTCCAGCGCGCCAACTGCGCGGGCACTTGCTCGTAATGCCCGCCGTTCAGCACTCGAACGAGCGTTGATTTGGCGAAAGCATTCGAGCCGATATTAAAGGCCAGGGACACCAAGGCGTCGAACTGGTTTTGCGTCAGGGGGACTTTGACGGCCCCGGCGACGGCTCTTTCAAATCGGGCAAGATCAGCAACGAGGAGCGCATCGCTTTGCGCCTTCGTGATGGTCATTCCCATCTTCACGTCGGGACCGGTGTGCCCAACGCCAATAGTTGGAACGCCAGCAGAGCAGCGATATGTGGTTAGTTTTTCGCCTTCCGCCTCGCGGATAAAGGCACGTCCTATAGATGATGTTTTCATCTACTAACTTATCGAAACAGGTTTTCTCGCCTTTCTCAGTTATAGCAGCACATAACCCTCGGATGCCCGAGAGTAAGTAGTTGGTCAGCAATAAAGTTGAACAACTACTGGTGATGCATGACGAACAAGAACAAGAGCCTAAAGGGCCAATACGTTTCAGAATACGCAGCTTTGAAGAACGCAATCGATCGCTGCTCACGCCATTCACATTCGCAGTCTCAGGACTACGTAAAGCGCGGCCTAGATGTTGAGCCGTCGTGGAGGGACCAGAAGACCGGGTTCAAAGCCTTCTTTGATGAGATTGGCCCCAAGGCCAGTCCTGAGCTGGAACTGGACCGCATCGACAACGACAAGGGCTACGTCAATGGCAACGTCCGTTGGGTCACACACCTTGAGAACATGCGAAATCGCCGGAAGCCGATTGCCAAAATCAAGAGCCTTGGATGGGGCATCGGCAAGCGCGAAATTATCGACAGCAGCGGTCGCAGAAAGACCATTCCCTGCCAGCTAGTCCCCTTCAATGGCGTGTTGCAGCCCATTCAGGACGTGGCCGAAGAGCTAGGGATCAGCGTGATCACACTCCGGCAGCGAGTGCAAAAGGGTTGGGCTCACGAACGGGTATTCGCCGCAACACTCTACAGCCCGCGCGGCAAGCCCCGCCCCGCTCCAACAATCAACTAAAACAGAGGGAGATAACTCCACATGGAATACAACGAACTGAACAATCCACAGACTTATCCACAGGACATTGCGACGCTCAAGCTGATGATCGAGACCATCACGGTCCGCCAGAACGAGCAGTCGGGTACCATTGCAGACCTCCGCACCCGGCTTGAAGCTGCTGAAGCGCGTTTGGACGAGGCAACCCACATGACCAGCGAGGAATACGGCAATCAGGTCGTGGAGCAGGTTATGGCCGCTATGCCGATCATTCAGGCGGAAGCGATGAAGGGCACCAAGCGCGGTGGCCGTCGATGAGCAATCTCAAGGTAATCGCTCTCACCGACGAGATGATCGCTCGGCTGACTGTGGCTCGCGACGAAATGCAAAAGCGATATGATGAGACGATAGCACAACAGGCAGAGGTCAAATCCTCTCAGCTTGTGCTCGATCTGGCCACCCAGGCCGATAAGGCTATCGGCCGTATGAGGGCATGGATTGCAAAGCGATGAGCAATCTCCTCGAACTTCGCTCCGTGCTGACCGAGGACGAACAGCGCGAAATGCTCCGCGAAACCGTCATCCACTTTCTCAGCATCGACCCTCACCACCCCTACGCGCAGCTATTTGGACAAGCCCTAGCTGATCTAGACTAGCAGCATGGCCGGGACGCTGATCCCGGCCATAGCCATGAATGCCGTCCAGCTAAGTACTCAATGCAGGACGAATTCACAGGAAACATCACCCTCAACAGGGCCGACACATTCACGCTCGCTTTCAAATATGAGGACGAGAACGGACAAGCCCTCCCTCTCGATCCGGCCAATCTGCGTCTGCACGTTGGCAGCGAGGCTCAATACCTCCTCACGGTGATCTCGGTTGCGGACCCTGATGACAACACCGTCGTCCATTTTACCTTTACTCGCGATCATGCAGTGGCGTTGGGCAAGAAGGAATGGTCGTGGATCATTCGGGAGTTCGTCAACGGTGAACCTGACGTTCTGGCCGAAGGTGCGACGATCAGCGCAACGGGATTTGCGGTTCCCGTGGAAGCGGTGGCCTGATGGGCAGCTTCACGGTTCAGAAGGCACAAAGCACGCTGACGGTTCAGCGCGGCGCACCAGCGATCCTCCGTGTCACGACGAAGACGATCAACACCGTTACAGTGAAGGCAACCGGCACACGTGGACCCAAGGGCGAGCCCGGCGAGAGTGTCCGCGGTGACGTTGGGCCCATGGGGCCGGTTGGCCCGCGAGGCGAACAAGGCGAAAGCGCGGACCTCACAGCAGTTTCCACACTGGCGAATCGTGTCGATGCACTGACGAACACCGTTACGGATATCCGCAGCCTCGCCCCTGAAGCCCTGAACGCCTTTTCGGAAGTCGCGAGCGCACTCAATAACGATCCACAATTCGCGCAGACGATGACCACTGCGCTGGGCAGTCGCGTACGCTTTGATGCCGTTCAGGCCCTCACGGCCACTCAGCGAAACGTAGCCCGCAGCAACGTAGATGCCGCATCGGTCTCGGATGTCACGGCCAAGCTGGCCAAAGAAAACTACGTCAGGAGCCTCCAGGTCGTCATTGGAGGCAAACCGCCCGCCAATTCCCTCGTCGGTGGCGGCATCACACCTCAGAACGGCACCATTGATGTAACGGCCAGCAGCTTCCGGGCCGATACTGCGCCATCAGCGGAAACGGTATTCTCGCTCAAGATCAACGGCGCGCAGCGTGGCACGGTCACGTTTCTGGCCGGACAGACCCGTGGCGTCCTGGATCTCGCAGGAACCACGCTTGTCGCGGGCGATCGCATCGCACTCTATTCGGGCGCAACCGATGTCACGCTTGCCGGCGTGATCGGATCGCTGGTGGTCCGCCTGTGAACCAGCCAGTCGTTGAGTTTCTAAAGGACACCAATCAGGTCTTCACATGGACGGTTCCCGAAGGCGTTTACAAGATGCGAGCCGAAGCTATCGCGGCAGGTGCCAACGGGAATGCAGGTTCCAACAATGCAACATCAAAGGGTGGATCGGGTGGAGCATACGCTTTCACGGAACTGGACGTAACGCCGGGTCAGCAGATCGAGTATTTTGTTGGCGCACCTACGCCATTCGCCGCCCCACGATCAGTCACTTACCTTGGCAGCACGAGCATCCTTGCCGTCGAGAGCGGCATCAATATCAATAGCACCGCCATCAACGAGGGTGGCGCAGTGCTGGCAGGCTTCGGAGGTTTCCCGGGTGGCAGGGCAACAGCCGGTCGTCGTGGTGGTGGCGGTGCTGCTGGCCCCTATGGCATCGGCGGACAGGCTGGCAACAGCGGCGGCGGCGGTGCCAATGGCGGCGGCTCGTCGACCAACCTGACCGGCGGCACAAACCGACTGGGCTATGGCGGCGGTGCTGGCGCCATTGATAGCGTTAGTCCTGCCGGATCGGGCCTCGATGGCGGCGGCGGCGGTGGTGGTATTGGATCAAACCAGCTCTACATGATCGGCGGCCATGGAAGCCAGGACACTATCTGGGCCTCTACTATCACGGGCGAGCCTGCTGGCCCAGGTGGCGCTGGCGGCGCATCCTCTGGCTCAGGCAGCGGCGGTAATGCTGGCGGTTATGGCGGTGGTGGTGGTGGCGGTAGATCGGCCGCTACCGGTCGGTATCAAGGAACGCAGGGTATCATCGTTCTATCCTACATGATCGAGCCAAATGGCTTATTGTTTTCCTACTGGCTTTGATAACTCGCATTCGCGCAGCGACGCCCGACGTATTGCACTTCGTTCCCTTTTCGTTCTATCATCGAAGCCGGATTGGAGGCGGACATGGTAGGCATGATCACACAGGAACGGATTAGCGAACTGATCGCGGAAGCACCGGCATGGGCAAAGATTGGCCTGACGGTTCCCAATGAGCGGCTTCGCGCCGATGCGCAGCAGGAGCTGGCCCGTCATGTCTACACTTCGCTGTTCCAGCCCATCAGCGGCGACACGGCTCAGCTTCCCTTACCCCTGTGACGTGGGCGACGTTCGCTCCGGATCGCTGAATTGTTTATTCGTCAGAACGCCAACGTGGGATGCGTTTGCACATCATGCAGACATCAACGTTTCCTGCCGGTATCTACAACATTGCGCGGCAAACCTCGAAAGTCAGTTTACGTGCAAGCAGATTGAACGAACGTAGTTGACGTCAGAAATTACGGGCGGACCGGGCATCCATGCTTAGGAAGTTGATTTCGCCGCATCCTGACCATGTGCCACGCTGAGTTCTTCGGCGACCCCAATCATTCTAACTCTTAGGTCGGGGACTGCCGTTATGAAGTGCATCGCCTGCCCACATGCACCCCGCGCACCATCCCAGATTGAGATTTTTCCAACGCTTGTCTCAACTAGCCAGGTATCCTCAGCGAACGCATGGAAGAGGCTCGTCTGTGACGGATGGGTCCACTCGCTAAGCTGCTCATAAAGCATCTCGAATGCACTCTCCTTTCGAGACGAAACTTTCATTTCCTGCTCGAATAGGTGACGCATCGCGTTGAGGATATGCTTCGAAGCAGCTTCCTCATTTTGCATTCGCGCAAGAGCTTCTGGCGTAAAGTGATAATCGTCGTGGGAGAAGGCACCCTCCTTAAACCGCTTCTGCTCCTCGACCTTGATACGCGAGCTATTGACGTAAGCTAGAACGACTTCGCCACTCTTATGCACGCCACCGTTATTAAAACCCTTCACCACTTCATAAGTAGCGAACTCACCGACTGCGTATGTTTCGACAATGCAGCGCGCCATAACACAGGCTGCCGATGTCCGCCCATTCGAGAGCAACAACTCACAATCGTCATAAAGGGTGACAATCCTATTAAAAATCATATTCGCATAATTTGCAAAATGACGTCCAGGGTCTGCTACGCCCACTGCTCATAAAAAGAGCACCTCGGCAAACTGCAATCCCTCTCTGACTTTAGCGATCTCTGACAAAGCCCTGTTCGTAGCTTCACTTAGCACGTTGGGAGAGCTCAATACATTCTCCTGCATTTTGCAGCGTAGCCGTGCGGAGCTCATCGAAGCCCCCCCGTCAAGGTCTCGTATCTATTGCGCGCGAGTCGCTGTCGAGTGTTTTTCCAGGCCTTCGTTCGATCAGCGCGCTGCCCGAAACTCTAAGCAATGCAACGCCCAAATTAATTTTACGTGCAGCGCAGGTTGCACGCGCGCAGGGAAGGTCACATGCGCATTGGCGCGCGCGACGCTGATCGTTCCCGTCTCGAGCGGCTGGCGCAGCGAATCGAGCACCGCCCGCTGGAACTCGGGCAATTCGTCGAGGAACAGCACACCCAGATGCGCCAGGCTGACCTCCCCGGGCTTCACCTTCAGCCCTCCCCCGGTCAGCGCAGCCATCGACGCCGAATGATGCGGGCTGCGGAACGGCCGGGTCCGGGTCAGCCGTCCCCCCGACAACGTGCCCGCGACCGACTGGACCATCGACACTTCGAGCGCCTCGGCGGGGTCGAGTGGCGGCAGGATCCCCGGCAGGCACGCCGCCATCAGCGATTTGCCCGACCCCGGCGGACCACACATCAACAGATTGTGCCCACCCGCCGCAGCGACCTCCAGTCCGCGCTTGGCGGTCTCCTGCCCACGAACCTGCGCGAGGTCAGGCCCGGCCGGCGCGACATCGACCTCGCCAGGCTGGGGCGCGCGCAGCAGGCCATGGCCTTTGAAATGGTTGATCAGCGCGAGCAGGTCGGGCGCGGCAACCACCTCGATCGACCCGGCCCAGGCCGCTTCCGATCCTTGCGAGGCCGGGCAGATCAGCCCCTTGCCCTCGTTCGACGCATGCAGCGCGGCGAGCAGGACACCGGGCGACGCGGTGATCCGCGCATCGAGGCCGAGCTCGCCGACGACGACATAATCGGCGAGCATTTCCGCATCGATCACCCCCATCGCCGCCAGCAATGCGAGCGCGACAGGAAGATCGAAATGCGATCCTTCTTTTGGCAGATCGGCCGGCGACAGGTTCACCGCGATCCGTTTCGGCGGCAATGCCAGCCCCATCCCCGCGATCGCGCCACGGACGCGCTCGCGGCTCTCGCCGACCGCCTTGTCCGCCAGCCCGACGAGGTTGAACGCAGGAAGTCCCGGAATCAGCTGGACTTGTACTTCGACCGCGCGCGCTTCCAGCCCCAGATACGCCACCGTCGACACGATCGCCGCCATGAAAATCCCCCGCCGCGTCGCTCGTAATGGCGGATCGCCACCGTCACGCCCTATTCATACCGGATTTGACCATTGGG